GGAACCTAGAACTCTTTGTCGGTCCATGTTACCACCACCTTCATGACCAATAGGAAAGTATCCTTTGTAATGTTTAGTTGCAACGGCAATACCAATAACATCACCATTACCAATAACAGAACCAGATCCTTTCTTTATTAAATCAGGATCTTTTGTTTCTAAGTCAATTGCTATTTCATCTACTTGTCTTAGGTCGGGAAATTCTGTAGGTTTAACCCATTCAGTCTGTGCTTCAAACTTAGGAATCTTCATCAACTATCCCCCATGAATTTTTTTGAGAGATCCCGCTGGTTACTGCTTGGGGATTTTTGCCAGAACTCTCAGGATAATCTCTTTCAAGTATCATTTCTAAAAAGTGTATAGCCTTCAATATATCTTCCTTTTTTCCTTTCAGTCTGTGGCGACAGATGTATTTTATAGCGCATCCTTCTGGAAAAAGCAATTCATTTTCAACTACAAATTTACTTGGCTGAATTTTAAAATTTTGATAATGTGATCCCCCGTGTTGTTTATCCCAAACTTTTGAAGTCATTTTTACTCTCCTTAATTATTCTTTGAATATTATATTCTTTTTTTCTAGCTTTAACTTCTGGACGTTGATTATAAGCTTTATCCCATGCTTTACCTTTAGGACTTTGCCTCCATTTTTTTCTCGCTTTTTTACGTGATTCTTCAGACCAAGGGTTTATCATTTTTGTTTACCCCAAACTTTCAATGTCATAACCGTGCGCCTCCTTTTTAGCTGCCATAATATATAATTTTTGTGAAGTTCTAGTTACACCTACATACCAAACTCTATTTTCTTCGTCTTCTTTTGCTTGACTTTTTTCTGTAGCATTTCGAATAGTTTTTGTATTATCTAAAATAAGTAAAACATTTTTTGCTTCACCCCCTTTTGCAGAGTGTATAGTAGATAACTGAACTCTTGCATCTCTGTAGAGTTCTTCTTCATTCCTTAATAATTCTCTAATGTATAAACATTCTTCCGGGTCTACTTTAAAAACATCAAACCATCTTTGAGTGTTACTACATCCAAATTCTTTCAAATCATATAGCCTTTCTTCCTTAAGAGCGTGATTATAAGGAATACAGCCTAACACATCTCTTATTTCACTTAAAGATAATTGGTCTCCGTTGTTCTGCCATCTTGTGTAGTTTAGAATACTTCTAAACAAAGTAGACTTAAAACTTTTTCTTCCTTTAAATTGAAAGTAAATTCCCATATCTTTTAAGATTGGTTTAAGTTTTTCTAGTCTGTCATTAGTTCGTGCTAACACCAACCAGTCACCTTTGTATAAAGGTGCGTCATCAATCGCAGTAATGTAATCTACAAATCCCTCTTCATCTTTAGCTTGCCAGTTTTTTTTAACCCTTCTTTCATCTGGAATCCTACTTAAAATTTTATCTGCTAGAGCTTGAACTTGAATGGGAACCCTATGAGAATATGGCAAAATTATGTCTTTTTTAGCTGGAATATCTTGAAATTTTTTAACATCTGCGCCTGCCCAGCCATAAATAGCTTGATCATCATCCCCAGCTAGTATAACATATTTGGAATTTTCCCGCAGAATATCTACCATTTTCCACTGTATCGGAGATAAATCCTGAGCTTCATCAATAAAAACAACGTCATATTTTGGACACAATTTGGACACATTAAATGCTTCGATCATGTCAGTAAAATCTTTTAGTTTAAAAGATTGTTTATAGTTATCTAATTCACCCCCTAAAATATGCAGTAAATTTTTTTCTAATTCATAAGAATACATCCCGGTATTGTATTCATCTTCAATAGAAATTTCTTTAATCCTAGCTGCATTAATTAAATTAAAATATTCGCTGTCTGAATCTACAAACCCCGTACTTTCTTGGCCATTAGAATAAACGGTCACTTCTATACCCATCTTTCTACCTATGTCTTCGTAATGTTCATCCTGCATTACTTCACTTTTTTTCATACCTAATCTATTAAAGGCAAGTGAGTGTAAAGTTCTAAAATGTTTTAAATCTTTTTGTTGTAAATCCTTGTATGCATCTAACATTCTATTAATAGCTTCGTTAGCTGCCTTGGTTGTAAATGCAAAATAGCCAATCTTATCCAAAGGAGTACCCAGCTTATAAAATGTTTTAACATATTTAATAAGTCTAGTTGTTTTCCCTGTTCCCGGAGGCCCGTATATTTTTCTACTGATCATAAATGATTCCCTATAAACTTATGCACCAATGGTTCATAGTTTTCTTCATTTTCTATTTCACAAATTGACCCATTAATATGCTGCCAATCATATTCAGACCATCTTTCTGGCACAAACATTATTCTAAGTACTTCAACTAATTCTTTTTTCTTTAGAAGATGCCATGCTTTTTTAAAATACCTACAGAGATTCATGTCACATGGTCTATATTTTAAAACAAAGTATGCTTCTCTTGTATCAAGTCTACTATCAGGACATCTTAATGTAATTATGCTTTTCCATTTTCCACTTCCTCTTGTTAACCCACCATATGCATTCGGTCTAAAAGGTCTACCATTTAAAATATTTATTGTTTGTCCAACATAGTTGCATTTATTTAAATTAGAATACCTAAACCTTATGTAAATCACACTCATTTCATCATTTTTTTTATAAATTCTTTTAAAGTTCATCACATTATCTCCGTCTTATGTTTTATTTTGGTATGGTATATTGGTACTTCTTCGAAGGACTTAATATTAATTTGAATTACGTTTTTAACTGAAGCGTTATATTGACCTTTTTCTTTTGTAGGAAATCTTTTTTGTTCCAGGAATTGTATGTCACATTCTCTGTAAGAATTTTCCATAATACGTCCTGTTTTTTCTTCCTTATATTTCCAGTCTTTAGACTTTAATCTTTCATAAAATTTATCAAATTTAAAAAATGCATACTCGCCTTCTACTAATACTGAGCCAGATTTAAATGCTGCATCGTTAGTTGCTCTTGGTCCATTTATTTTAGCATGTAATACATCATGTAGTTTTTCTTTAGGTGAAGTTCCTATAGGTGGTTGTACTGCTTTCTGTGTTTTATATAATTCATCCATTACTGTTTGTTCTTCATCACCTTTAATAAGTGGTGGTAGAAATCCTGCTGCTTTTGCTATGGCGTTTCTACGTTTACGTTGGTCGTTTAAATGTTCAATTGATTTACAATGTACTGTTGCTGTTGCAATTCCATCTGGTTTAGTGACATCAAATTCATACTCAGGTTCTTCAAAAATTTCTATCTTTCTTAAGTTAGTCAGTATGGGGTAAGACCCTTTTGATCCTGCTAACACTCCAAATCTTTTCTTAACACAGATACCTTTCTTACAAAAATCAGCTAGAGGACTTTGAGTACAGGTATATCCTTTATCTGATCTCTTCCAGGACTTTAATTTAGCCCCCAATATTCTATCATCCCACGCATTTGCATGTCGTTCTTCAAAAAATTTAACTGGAGCATTCTTAACTTTTTGTTCCCAGCCATCTGGAAATTTCATTTTTGCAAAGACATGATAGTTATACATAAACCTATCTTTGCCATCAAACCCTTCTCTTTTAGAAACTTTAGATATTTCTGCTAGACATGGCGGACCATCTACTAAATCGCCATCAATTCCTTCATAAATTTTTTGATCTATTCCTTCTGTTATTTTTATTAGATCATCTTTAGATACTAAGTTTGCTTCTACTACTGTTAAAAATTTTTCAATATCAAAAGAAGTTCCATCTGTATTTAATGCTTTTCTTTTGCCACCATAATAAGGAAGATTTATAAATTGTCCTGGTTTTAAGTTCCCTGTTTCCTCGTCCGTGGTTAATTCGGTTTGTTTAGGAAAGACTTCACAGTCTGGTTTTAATTTGAATAATGGTAATAGATTACTTAAGAAAGATTTAACTGCTTTAGCGTCTGTAAAGTGATCCATGAATAAACATAAATGTAATCCACCACTTTTAGATTCAATAGGTATTAAAGGTAAATCGTATTCTTGAATTTTATCTATAAAAAATTTTTTATTAAAGTCATCATAATCTTTAGGATCAACATCTACAACTCCAAATCTTACTTCTTTATTTTCATTACAAGGTTGAATACCAATTGATAATTCGCCTTTTATATGAGCCTCGTAAATTTGTTCAGTTAAAGGTTCGTAATTCCATCTGTATACTGGCTTCTTCTTTCCGCTTTCTGGGTCTACAAATGCCTTCGGATCATCGAAGTCAGCTAGACCGTATGCTGCCCTATAGCCATCAAAATATTTTATATATCTTTTATCCATAACTTTATCTTATGTGGGCCTTCCACTCTCGCTTTCGGCCCACACTGTGCACT